CACGTTGTCAGTTGCGTCACCGCGAATAATCTTCTTGAACAATAGATACTCCGGGTCCTCAAGCAACTTGTGTTCGCCAGTCTTCTTGTCCTTTACAGGCTTACCACGGTCATTAAAGTAACCGTCAAGCTTAATCAACTGACCAGCAACACCGTTATATTGATGAACATTCTCTGAAATCAACTGCACAAAGTCAGTATCGGACGAAATGATAAAATGCTCATCATCAGGGTGTAGATGAACGAACCGAGCAATGATATCGTCTGCTTCTGCATTGGGAACACGCAATACACTAGTGTTAGTCTTCTCACGCAGGAACGTAGTGAACTGTTCATACGTTTCCCAAAACATCTTGTTTTCTTCGACTTCCCGTTCGGTCATTGCGGACTCATCAAGCTTACGATGAGCCTTGTACTGCGGGTAGAAGTCTTTACGCCAGCTACGACCCTCAAGACAGAATACCACATGATCTACGCCAAACATGCGTTGAACTTGATTTACGCTAGACATAGTAAGATGCATAGCCATGCCAATCTTCTCCCATGTGTCAGTGTTGCGATTAGCAACATGCCGAGCGCGGAAGAAAGTATTAGCTGTGTCAATCAATGCGTATTTCATGTGGTACTTTCTCTGTTAATATATACATATATTACGCTATTTTGCGCCTATTGTCAAGCTTTATTTTGTCAAGGAATCGGTCAGGATTCAAATCAATTGTTGAAAACATTCCGGCATGTTCAATCATAAAAGGTAAAAACTGCGGCTTGATTTTCTTAATAGAATCGTATGGATAGTTTACAATAGCATTAGCAATGAAGTGCTGTAGGTCCTCAATATCAATATTATGCTTAGGGTCTAACCACTCCAATTTCTTGTCACTGAATATTCCCATTCGGAACCTTTTCCATTCAGTTTTAATGAAATTTTCTAGGTCACGAATTTGTTCAGTACTACCGTAATACAAATCAATGAAAGTCTGCGGGGATGCCACCGGTCTAGAATATTCTAATAGACGTTCAGCAGGATCGGCTCTAGTGGTGATACCATATCCAAGCACAAGAGTTTGTGCTTGGACAATGATATACAACCAAGAGTTATTAGAGGGTAGAGTTTGCAATTTTCTGCCTCATTGAAAGGGGGAGAGAATCATAAATGTCATGTCGTGCAGTTGGAGTCGGAGCATACACATACGCAGTCGCATCACTTGTTACTGGATGGGTACCTCCTAAACGCTTATAAATCTTAGACACGATTGCAAGAGCGCAGTTGTCAGCGGGTGACCCGCCCCTACGGTTCTGTAATTCCATCCAAGTCTTGTATGTGGCAGAAGTTACTATACGCAACTGTCCCATACTAACAAAGAACGTTTTAATAATTGCATGAATATCATTCATAAACTGATCATATTCCTTCCCCTTAAGAGGAACTCCTGCAAGATTAAGACCCTTGTACAAATTGCCATAGAACCCAAAAGCAGCCGAATCCAATGCAGTCCCGTGCCAGTACTTGTTGTTAGTCTTCATGATGAATTCGAATTCATCCAAATCAGCTTCATCATAACCGGCGATATCTTCAACACGAGAAGTGGTTCCCGCCATACCCTGCTGCTGATGCTTTTTGGGAAGAGGAATTGCGAATTCACGTTCGCAAATCTTCTGCTTCTTAGCAGCAAGTGCATACTTGTCCCTAGGACCAGCATCGTTGTAAAGCGAAAAGCTACGAACATAAACTCGGTGATAGTCGTAAGGTTCCCAGGGTTTGCTGCCTTCACCGTTGCGATAAAGCGCGGCACGTGCAGCAAAACTTTCTTCGTCGGTTTCAATAATCCAGCAGGGGTATTCCATATCCATCCAATTGGACTCATCGTAACCTTCCCAAAGGCCACACCGAGCCATTGCAGACATTACAGTTACCGTGTGCATGGAATCGAACAACAACAACTCGGTAGAACCCATTAAGCAAACAACATATGCAGGACTCAACAGTCGCCTATCAAACTTAGCCAGCACAGTGTTGGTGCAATGTGCGTGATCTAGTAGCCGCTGAACTTCTTCCGGTACTAGTATAGCCTTCAGCGGCTTCATGACGCCTTTAGGAATAATATTAGGATCAAATGTGATATTGTTAGCTTTATAAAAGTTAATAGCCTTCATGAAATCAGGATCAGCTAGCAACTCATCAGACAAGTCTTTCAACGATTTGTTGACTAATTCAGACTTCTTCTTTGATAGTGGGTTTTCGATGGTACTTAGGTCAACTTTAAGATTGCCCTTAGCAAACGTAATCTTAGTTTTAGTGGTCATTAAATTTTCCCGTGTATTATTAATCAGTATCCTTAATGTACTACTATTTTACACAAATGTCAACCAAAATTATCCAAACGTGAATAAACTTAAGGGTGAAGGGATAGGCTGCTCAGGTTTCTTTGAGAATACCATGATGCCTTCATCCGTGTTCAAGTCTACTTTAGCACTTGGTCTAGTTATATTTTTCAATGTGAGTGTTTCTACATAATGAAAGCCTAAGCTTTCTGCAATGGCTCTCGTATCAGAACACAATTTGTAATCTAAAAAATCTTTAATATTGATAAGCATCTTGCCATCATCAACTAGATATTTGCTGATATTTTCTATTGTAGGTCGCAGATAAGTATCTAGCCATTCTTGATATGTAGTTCCAGGTTTGAATGACTGGTCACCAATTTTATAATCTTCAAGATTGAAATACGGAGGACTGCTGAACGCTACACCGATAGTGTTTTCCCATTCTGGAACGAACGTTTGAGAACCGTGACACCGAATGTCATACTTTGCAGATGTACCATTTACAGTGTTGTAGTCAGTAGCCATTTGATTGAGGCGTTCTACTAACAGGGTGTTCGGATCAGTGCCATAATACTCAACATTGTTTCTCAATGACGAAAGCATTCTAACTCCCCAGCCACAAGAAAAATCATAATATTTGTCGTTGATGTTATATCTACTTAAGATAGAGTCAACCGACTTGATTGGATAATTAGACGGCTTCATTGCAACGCCGCCACCACTAAGACGCAATGCTGCCTCAAAGTTCTTGATATCTGAATCGGTCTTCGGATATACCTTGTCGCTAGAAAGCACCCTGCTCCAAAAGTATCTAATCAAATCTATAGATTCAAACACTTCTTCAATTGACCAGCGCGGCGACTCTAGCTTCACTTTAGCCATGAGGTCTTTTACATAGTAACTAGTAATAGTACCTATGATAGTGCTGCCATTGTACACTGCTTCTAGATTTTTCTTAACCAAATCAAAATCAGGCTTTTCGTAATACGCAGCCTTCAATTGCAAGCACTTATCTTCTGGCAAGTCATACCAATGGTCGGTATTCAGTGTCTTGCCTAGATGAGTGATTTGGTATTTTTTATTCTTATTTTTGGGCATAGATTAACTAACCTCAGTATATCCGTTACCCAAATCACGCTGCTGAATTACTCGCATATCCGAATCACGGTTGTCTGGATCGGCTTGCTGTTGCTCATACACTTCAAGTGCAATGTTGCGACATACCGTTTGGAACCAACGATCCACAATCTGTGCATCAGTGTCATCGGGGCGAATCTTGTAGCCTTGCTTAATCAGATTAGCTACGAACTTATCATTCCAGTCAAGTTCAAATGAGCCGTTATTGATATCAGCCGGGTCAAGTTCTACCTTTAGAATATCAACGTATGGTTCTCCAATAGAAGTTGCCTTCTCTTTGGGAGTAAGTTCTTTCTTCTTAGGTGCCTTTTTCACTTCGGGGGCAGGTTCAGGAGCCGGCTCTGGGGCTGGACTAAACCAATTTTTAATCTTATCAAACATGTTTTTACCTTCCAATAGTATATATCTGCTTCTTACCGTCGGTCATGATAATCGTACCATCAATCCACTGCGGGGGAGGACGATTAGACCAACGAAGCAAGTCAGTCTTGCCGTAATTGTAATAGTTACGATAGTTAGTAATAGGGTCTAAACTAACAATATATTGCTTGTCCATGCAAGACGGCATCTTAGTCATTACATTAGATTGCTTGATATTCTGCGGAGAATCCTTGAGAATATCTTTTAGCTTATCAATAGTAAGATGAGTACGACCATAACGATAGGTATACTCACGACCAAGAGCCAAAAGATGATCATACAACCAATCGTAGTTAGCAGAGTTTTCACGAACCCAAACTGCCGAAGGATGATTAATATGAGTAGCAGCATACATAATAGCGTCAACATTTCCTGATAACCTCCAGCGTTTTGCTTTGCGTCCAGACTGTGATTGTCCTACATACTCCTCACCGTCAATGACACGATGGGCAGTTGACAGGAGCTGTGCTGTCTCAAGAATCATCTTGACAACATGCCTGTCAACCATGTTGCGGGCGGCGACTTCGGGATCCGAATCTACATAGAATATGTTCATGTTACCACTCTATCACAATTAAACAATGTTGTCAACCTTTAAAAGCTCATCCATACTATATAAATGTTCCATATAACTAGAAACATCTTCCAACACACTAACAGCAGCATCGCCCTTTCTACGAGGACCGTACTTGATATCAAAGAAGGTGTTGTTGACTTCTTGAAACTTATTTACAATTTCTCTGACAGTATAACCAACACCATGCCCCAAACTTTCTACGCTATTAGCTGGCTTCTCAATTGCTAGTTTCAGTGCATGGCAGATTTCATTAACATGAACGTAGTCACGGATAGCGGTGCCGTCTTCGCTTTGTTCATAGTCTTTGCCGTAAATAGTGAATTCATCAGTGTCAATTGCCTTGATAAGATTATACATCAGTCCATCTGGATTAGTAGGCTTATAGCCGTCGGTACCGATTACATTGTAGAACCTAAAAATCGTGTATGGTGTTGGATTATGAACAGTACAGTATTCGCGGACAACGTCTTCTGCTGCTCTCTTACTGATACCATATGCACTTTCGCATAGTTCAGCAGCGCCAGTACTAGCAAAGATAAAGTTCTTAGTCTTAATCTTATTGAC